AAAGAATAAAACAGCATGCAGGACAACATGCATCCAATAACGCAGGAAGAGCACCATCTGGTGCAGTGCTGGATAATATTATAAAACAATCATCAGAAGAAATAAATGACGAAGAAAAAGAAAAATTCCATCAATGGTTTAGACCAGAAGATAGAAGTTTACCAAGGGCATTAGGAAAAAGAGGAACAGTTCGTCAAAAAGTTAAAGATTGGGTTTCTGGTATGGTGCCAAGACAAAAACACCCAGCTTTAAACAGAGCAGCAATGGCACTTGGAAGAGGAGCAGCAGATTATGTTCATCTAAGATTAACAGACCCTGCTGAATTAAATAAGAGAATAAAACAAAAACATCAGCAAAGAAAAAGTGCTTGGCAAAGTAGACCGTAGTGTACAGTGTGTAAAAATTAATTTTACTAAATAGATTAGATTTAAATTTGGAGGACACCAACAGTGAGTAACGAATACACAGAATATCAGGACGGAGAAGGAAAAAAGGCTTTCTTAAATACAAAAGTTTCAGTAGATAATTCTGCTAGAAATAAAGCAAGTCTTTCCCCAAATCGAGGAGCTGGCGCAGAACAATACAATAACGCCATGTCCGAGGAAATTGAGGAAAATGAGGAAGAGCAAGAGGTAACTCAAGACGACCAAATGGAAGCACTTGAAATTGCACTTGACGAAACTTTAAATGCTATGTTCGAAGGAACAGATGCAAATCCAGAATTTGTTGATAAAATCAAAACAATTTTTGTTGCTGCTTTAAATGAAAAAGTTGCAATAATTGAAGATGCGATTCTTGATGCTTCTCAAGAACTCATTGAAGAAAGAGTCGATGAAGCAACCGAAGTTCTTACCGAACAAATTGATAATTATCTAACCTATGTTGCGGAAGAATGGTTGACTGAAAATCGTCTTCAAGTTGAACAAGGTTTCCGTACCGAAATTGCTGAAAACTTCATGCGTGGATTGAAAGAACTCTTCGAAAACAGTTTCGTAGATGTTCCTGAAGATAAGCATGATATTGTTGATGACCTATTTACACAAAATAGTGAATTGGAAGATACAATCAATAAGACTCTTGCTGAAAACATTGACCTTAAGAATCAACTTATTGCACACGAATGCGCCACCGCATTTGTTGAAATGTCATCTGACCTTGCTGATACCGAAGTTGAAAAACTTCAAAAACTAGCAGAAGGCATTGAATTTAATAATGTTGAGCAATATGTTGAAAAACTCAATCTTCTCAAAGAGTCATATTTTGGAACCTCAGAAGAAGGTTCTGTAAATAAACTCGGAATGTTGAATGAAGAAATTTCAACACCAAATACAGCAAGACCATTCGCCGATAATGAAATGACTGCATATGTTCATGCAATTTCTAAACTAAACAAGAACACCAAAAAGACAGAAAAATAAAATTTAATATATAAAAAGACACAAGGAGAAAAATTAAATGGATTTCAACTCAACCACACCATATGACACGCTAGTAGAAAAATGGGACGCCGTGATTAATCACGCCGACCTTCCCGAAATTGAAGATTCTCATAAGAAGAGAGTAACTGCTGTTCTTCTAGAGAATCAAAGAAAAGCTCTTCAAGAGCAATACCTCGCAGAAGCACCAACCAATTTCATGGGTGGTCCATTCTCCACAGGTCAAGTTACTAACGGCGGAACCAACAATAATCTTGCTGGTTACGACCCAATTCTTATCTCTCTCGTTCGTCGTGCAATGCCTAATGTTGTTGCATACGATATCGCTGGCGTTCAACCAATGACCGCCCCAACAGGCCTTATCTTTGCAATGCGTTCTCGTTACGATGCTCCAGATGGATTTGAATCTAACTTTGATGAGCCAATGCCATCCTTCTCTGGTAATGCAGGAACTACTGGTGGTATCACCGCTACTGTCCTCTTCTCTAGCACTGGTACTACTGCTATTCGCGGTACTGTATGGGATAGCAACTTCCGTGGCATGCTTACTGGTAAGGGTGAAACTCTTGGTCAATCTTCCTCACAGACTTTTAAGGATATGGCCTTCAGCATCGAAAGAATTGCTGTAGAGGCTCGTACCCGCGCTTTAAAGGCAGAATACACCACAGAACTCGCACAAGACCTCAAGGCTGTTCACGGACTTGATGCAGAGGCTGAACTCTCCAATATTCTCAGCACCGAAATTCTAAACGAAATCAACCGCGAAATTATCCGCACCGTTTACACCGTTGCTAAGACTGGCGCTCAACAAAACGACCTCTTCCACGGTGGTGCATCTTCTGGTGGTGGTGTATATGACCTCCTCCAAGACTCCGACGGCCGTTGGTCTGCTGAACGCTTCCGTGGACTTATGTTCCAAATTGAGCGTGAAGCAAATGTCATCGCTAAGGAAACTCGTAGAGGCAAGGGTAACTTCATCATCTGCTCTGCTGACACCGCTTCAGCACTCGCAATGGGTGGATTCCTCAATCTCTCTCCTGCTCTCAATGTCAATCTAAACGCTGACGATACTGGCAACATCTTCGCTGGTGTTCTCAATGGTAAGTACAAGGTTTACATTGACCCATTCGTTCCAGTTGGTATGGACTTTGCCCTCGTTGGTTATAAGGGTAATTCCGCATATGATGCTGGTATCTTCTACTGCCCATATGTTCCACTACAAATGGTCCGCGCCATCAACCAAGACACCTTCCAACCAAAGATTGGTTTCAAGACTCGTTACGGTATGGTTGCCAATCCATTCGCCAAGGGTCGTACAGCAATCACCACAAACGCAGACGGTTTGGATGCAAATACCAATGTCTACTACAGACTCTTCCAAATCAAGAACCTACACGGTATGACTTCATAAGTTATACTAATAACCTAAAAGACCGAGGGGGAAACCCCTCGGTTTTTTTTATACATATTCATATGGCAAACTGGATAGAATATCTTAATACTTTATCTGTAGAGCAAAAAGCTGAATTACCAGGCGATTTGCTCATGGATAATGATTATCAACCAACAAATAAAAATAGATTAACATCAAATAGATTTATGTTTGTTCTTACAAGAACACCATATTTAACCTATTTTTGTCAAAGAGCCAATTTACCATCAATAGGATTTGGAACTTCTATTCAAAGCAATCCTACTTCTGTAGAAATACGAAGACCTGGAACAAGATTGGTTTATGAAGATTTACAAGTTGGATTTATTGTTGATGAAGAAATGAAAAATTGGCTAGAGATACACAATTGGATGACAAAAATATCAACATATGATACTGTTGATAATTTTATGAGAGAACAACAAAAAGCGTCTGATGCTTTATTATATGTTTTATCTCCAACATATAAACCTTTATTAACAGTTCAATTTTATGATGTATATCCAGTATTTTTAACAAGTATTGATTTTGATACAACTTCACCAGACTCAGAAACTGTTATATCAACTGCAACATTTTCTTACACTCATTATAAAATTAAAAATGGGGAGTCTTGAAATTTAATTATTTTGTGATATAGTTTTATTATGACTATTAAATTATCTGAACTTAAATCCATGATTGAAAAAGATATGGCAATTAATCCCACGGACTTAGACCGTGAGAGTTTGAATATCCCACAACTTCATAATAAATACTTAATGATTCTCATGGATGAAAAATTGATTTTAAAAAAATATGAATCAGATTTAAAGGTATTGAATAAAAATAAATGGCTTTATTATTCTGGTAAAATATCACAAGAACAATTAGATTTACTAGGTTGGGAACCATTTGAATTATCTTTAATCAGACAAGATTTAGATAGATTTATAGAAAGTGATAATGATATTATTGAATTAAATAATAAATTTGAATTACAAAAAGAAAAGGTAAATTATTTGGAAAGTGTAATTAAAATTATTTCAAATAAGGCTTGGAATATCCGTTCCGCTATTGATTGGATTAAATTTACTCAGGGACAATGATAAAAGTACAGCAATTAGATTCTGTAAATATTAAAATCGACTGTGACCGCGGAATAGCTAAAGAACTCAGTTCATTTTTTACATTTACAGTTCCTAATTACAAATTTACACCAGCATATAGAAATAAAGTATGGGATGGTAAAATAAGATTATTTAATACATTAACTCAAACATTATATGCTGGTCTATTAGACTATGTTTTTAAATTTTCGGAAGAAAGAGGGTATAAGGTTGAGTATACTCCTCTTTCTTCTTTTATAGACACAACCGACGAGGATATAAAACAATTTATTTCTTCATTTAAAACATATAGTGGTGGTAAGGAAATTACACCACACGAACATCAAATAGATGCTATTAAATATGCATTAAAGAATAAACGCTCACTTTTAATATCACCAACAGGAAGCGGTAAATCTTTAATAATTTATATGATGATAAGATACTTATTAGAACACATACCACAAGATAAAAAAATAATGGTGGTTGTTCCTACCACTGGGCTAGTAAGTCAAATGTTTAATGATTTCAAGGATTATTCAAATAAGGATGGGTTTGTTCGCGCTCACTGTCATCAAGTATATTCTGGTGAAGATAAAGTAACACCCAAGAGAGTAGTCATAACAACCTGGCAAAGCGTCTATAAACTCAAGGAAGACTATTTCAAAGACTTTTATGCTGTATTTGGGGATGAATGTCATTTATTTAAAGCCAAATCACTTTCTACATTAATGAGTAAATTAAAAAATTGTCCATTTAGAACTGGTACTACTGGAACCTTAGATGGAACATATGTTCATAAACTGGTAATAGAGGGTTTATTTGGTAAAGTATATAATGTAACCACAACAAAAAATTTAATAGATAATAAGTTATTATCAAATCTTAAAATTAAATGTTTACTTCTTGGGTATTCGGACGAAGAGATTAATTCAATAAAGCGGGCAGAATACAATCAGGAGTTAGAATGGTTAATTCTAAATCAAAAAAGAAATGATTTTATCTGTAATTTGGCCAATAATACCGCAGGTAATACTCTTGTTCTTTTTAATTTTGTGGAAAAGCATGGAATACCTTTATATGAACAAATTAAAAAACAGGCTAAAAAAGAAACATTTCTTATCTGTGGCAAAACGGATGTCGAAGAACGAGAAGAAATAAGAAAAATAGTTGATAAGCACAAAAATAGTGTATTGGTAGCTTCATATGGAACCTGTTCTACTGGTATTAACATTAAAAATATAAATTCCATTATCTTTGCATCATCATCCAAATCGCTTGTAAGAGTCCTACAATCCATTGGGAGGGGTTTGAGAAAGAGCGACAGCAAGGATATGGTTACAGTATATGACATCGGTGATGATTTACGGTATAAGAAACATAGAAACCATACCCTCAAACACATGGACGAGCGAATCAACATATATACTAATGAGAAGTTCACATTTGAAGTAACCAGCATCCGCTTATAAGGAGTTTCTTATGGAATACAAAATTTTTAAGTTGAAAAGCGGTGAAGAAATTATTACAGAGGTTAAGGAAGTTTCAAAAGGTAAATACCTTATTGAAAACCCAATGGTTTTTAAAACCACAACAATGTTGGACAATATGGGTAGACCTTATGATATGACTATGCTAAAAGATTGGCTAATTCACAGTGATATTAAAACAATTGAATTGCCAAAAAATCATGTAGCAACTAGTTTTAATCCAACAGAAGACACACAAAAATTATACGATTTGGAAAGAAGTCGTATTGATAATGTCAAAAATAAAATAGTAGACCATAAAAAACAAACACCAGATAATCTTTTAGAACAATTATTTGGTGAACTTTTTGGTGATATTAAAAAAGAAGTAGATAAACAAACTGATGATGAAATGAATAAAATTCAAGGTGAAGATATTTTACCTATGAATGAAAATGATATATTTCCAGAAGAACCAAAAGATATGGTTCCTATGGTATCAATAAGTATGTTATTTCCACCAGAAGTTATTCTAGATTTGTTAGATTCTGGAATATTAGACCCAAAAGAATTATATCGTCTTGTTAAAAAAATAGAAAAGATGTCTGGTAGAGCACCTAAAAAGGCCAAAAAGAAACCTCTTTTCCCAAAACAAGAAAAACTAACTGAATCTGAAAAGAAGGTTGACGATGAACCAGCGGGTTGTAACTGGAAAGATTGGCCTGAAAACGCTTTTGATTTGTTAAATGATGGTTTAACTGGGGCTTAAAGAGCTTTAGAGCTCTTAGAGTATAGTTACTATTTCTCTTTACACCAGCTACACAGCGAATTATACAAACCCTGTCAAGTATTGTCAATCAATATTTTGAAAGAAACTTGATTTTTATACGGATTAGTATATAATCCACACCAACGAGGTGCTATGAATCCTGAAAATGAAAAACAAATAGAAGATGATATAAAGAAACTAAAACATTACATAGATAATGACGCTTTTTGTCAGGCTATGATTGAATGGAAAAAAACAGTAGATGATGCTGAGAACTCGGGAGAATCCCGCCCCCCTGTAACTAACTACATCGCTGAGTGTTTTTTGAAGATTGCTGAACATTTATCCCATCGTCCAAATTTTATTAATTATCCCTATAGAGAAGATATGATTGGGGATGGGGTAGAAAATTGTTTACTTTATGCTCATAATTTTGATATTACAAAATCCAGCAATCCTTTCTCTTATTTTACTCAAATAATTTATTATGCGTTTTTGCGTAGAATAGAGAAAGAAAAAAAACAATCTTATGTTAAATTTAAAGCATTACAAATGAACGATATTGACGGTAAATTTACTGAATGGTTACAATACCAACAAGGTTGTTCTACTTTTAATGAATTTTTACAACAAACATTCTTTATAAGTGAACAAGATATAGAAAATATCGAACCAAAACAAAAAGAAAAAAAAGGAAGAAAGAAGAAGAAAAACGACTTCTTTGAATAATATGAAATTAGCTATTATTAATGATACCCATTTTGGTATTCGAAATGACTCTCCATATTTTCTTGAACAGACATTATCATATTTTGAAACACATTTTTTTCCTTATTTAATTGAAAATAATATTAAAACCGTTTTACATCTTGGTGATTTATTTGATAGAAGAAAATATATTAACTTCCATACTTTAGCTCAAGTACGGAGCAGATTTTTTGATAAACTTAAATCTTTAGATATTAAAATTTATATTACAATAGGTAATCACGATACCTATTTTAAAAACACAAATGACTTAAATTCTCTTACACAACTTTTTAGTGATGAAGAACATGTTAATATTATTGAAAGTCCTCAAATATTAAATTTTGATGATTTATGCATAGGTATGTTGCCTTGGATTGCTAAGGAAAATGAAAAACAGTGTTTTGATTTCATTCAATCGTGTTCTTGTCCTATAATTGCTGGTCATTTTGAAATAGCAGGATTTCAAGTAATGAATGGCGTTGTTCACCCTACAGGTATAAAAGAAAATGTATTTAATAGATTTGAGATGGTTCTTTCTGGACATTTTCATTTAAAACAAACTAGTAAAAACATACATTATCTGGGAACACAATATCAACTTAATTTTGGAGATGTAAATTCTAAAAAAGGATTTCATGTATTAGATACCGCTACAAGAAATCTTGAATTTATACACAATCCGAACGATTTATTTCATCTGATTAAATACAAAGATGAAACTGATGAACAGGTTAAATTATTAGATAAGCTTCCTAGTTTATTGAAAAATTGTTATGTAAAAGTTATAGTTTCTACCAAAAATAAACCATTTACATTTGACAAATTTATTGATGCACTATATGCTACTCCTGTATATGAGTTGAGTATTGTCGAAGATTATCAAGACAAACAAAATGAAACAGATATAGATATAGCAGAAGACACACTCAGTATCATTAATAAAGAAATTGATACTTTAGAGAAAGTCAAAGATAAAGCAAAATTAAAAGTAATTATTAAAGATTTATACATGGAGAGTTTAACACTATGAGTGACGCATCTTTAGTTCCCCAGCCAGGTGATGATAAAGTTTTTAGACAAGAATTATTCATTCCTAAAATGGGTGAAGAATATAAGCAAATTGAAAGAGATGCTAATGGTAATATTATTAGAAAAAACCATAGCTATTTCATTGGTGCATTTGACCGTCCTAATAATAAATTTGTTTTGAAACAAACTTTAGATGAATCTAAAGGTTATGTTGCTAAATCACCAATAAGTGGATATGGTGTATTTGCAAAACAAGATATATCAGCTGGAGAACTTATCGAAGAGTGCCCTGTTGTTATTTTGGATGGAACGCATGAAAACAATAAAGACTGGGTTTTGAACAGATATGCATTTACTTGGTCTTGCAATTGTCAAATATGCAAATTAAATGGCCAAAGTATGTGTCTTCCCTTGGGAAATGGAATGATTTATAATCATTCGGATGAACCAAACGCATATTATATACAAGATTCTTTTTATAGAATTTTTAGATTTTATGCATTTAAAGACATAAAGAAAGATGAAGAAATTACATGGTTCTATGGAGTTGGTTACTCTGATAGATTGAGAAAAGAAAAAACTTTATCTCCTCTTGGAATGACTCCCGAGGGAATGCCATCCAATACACCACCTACGAGAAAAGGATGTGGGTGTTCTGGAAGAATGAAAGCAGTAGAGATTGAAAAGGAACCTGAACTATTGCTAGAAGAACCAGCCGTTGAACAAAAATCTGCTGATGAATTATTATTCCGTTCAATGATTGTACCTGAGAATATTTTAAATGATAAAATTTAAAAAAGTTAGATTCAAGAATTTTGGTTCATTTGGTAATAATTTTACAGAACTAAATCTTGATAAAAATCCAACAACTTTAATTTGTGGTAATAATGGTAGCGGAAAGTCATTTGCTTTCTTGGATTCTATTACTTTTGCTTTATTTGGTAAACCTTTTCGAAAAATAAATATTCCTCAACTTGCAAATTCAATCAATAAAAAACAATGTATTGTTGAAATTGAATTTAGTAAGGGTAATGATGAATATTTAATTCGTAGAGGATTAAATCCAAAACTATTTGAAATACATAAAAATAATCAACTATTGAATCAAGATGCAAAAAATGTTGATTATCAAACAGTATTAGAAGAACAAATACTAAAAATGAATTATAAGACTTTTACCCAAGTTGTAATATTGGGTAGTTCTTCATTTGTTCCTTTTATGCAGTTATCAGCAGCTGATAGAAGAGCTGTTATTGAAAATATTTTAGATATCAGTGTATTCAGCACAATGAATACTATGTTAAAAGGAAAAGTATTACAAATTAAAGAATCTTTGAAAGATTTAACATCTAAGATTGAAATTGAGCAACATAAGATACAAACGCAATCTACTTTAATAACTAGTCTTGAAAAAAGAAACAAAGAAGATTCTGATGTTATTGATACAAAAGTTGCAGAAATAGAAAAATCTCTTAAAAAATATCAAGAATCTATTGATGATTTGCAAATACAAATAAAATCAAAAACAATTTCTGATATATCAAAAATAAATGCAACAATTAAAGATTACAATAAATTAAAAACAAAAATAGATACAAATTTATCCAATGTAGAAAAGGATATTGAGTTTTTTACAAAAAATATTTCATGTCCTAGTTGCAATCAATCTATAACAGAAGAAATAAAACAAAGAGAAATAGAAAAAAGAGTAGGAAAGAAACAAGAATATACTGAAGCTATTTCTACTATAAATTCATCTATAGATTCATTTTCTGATAAATTAAAAGAAGCAGAGAAAATTATTTCTGAAATAAATGATTTAAATATGAAAATGGCTATTTTAAATAATTCTAAAACTGAAGCAGAGAAGATATTAAAGCAATTAATTCAAGACTCTAAAAGAGTTCAAGAATCTATTGATATTAATGGAGAAAAGATAAAATTATTAACATATACTAATATGGTTTCTTTGTATGAAAATCAAAAGATTGAATTCAAAGAAGAATTGGAATATTATGAATATGCGTCTGAATTATTAAAAGATTCTGGTGTTAAAGCAAAAATTATTAAGTATTACTTACCATTTATGAATAAGTATATTAATAAATTTTTAACATCTATGGATTTTTTTGCTCAATTCACGCTAGATGAAGAATTTAATGAAATTATTAAAAGTCGTCATCGTGATGAATTTAGTTATATGAATTTTAGCGAGGGTGAGAAGATGAGAATTGATTTAGCTCTTCTTCTTGCATGGAGAGAAATTGCTAAAATTAAAAATAGCGTAAATTGTAATTTGCTTATTCTTGATGAAGTTTTTGATTCATCTCTAGATGCTATGGGTATTGATGAATTGATGAAATTAATAAATGCTATTAGCAATAAATCAAATATTTACATCATAAGTCACAAATCTGACCAACTTGTAGATAAATTTAGCACAGTAATAACCTTTGAGAAGAAAAATAATTTTAGTAGGATTATATGATTGACGAAATTAACCCACCACCTGTAATTGTTGAACATGAAGGAATTTATGTTGTTCGTGATGATATGATTGACGGTGGTTCTAAATCTAGATTTGTACAGCAATTGATAAAAGAAAGTCCAGAAACTGAAATGGTTTATGGTTCTTCTCCAGCTTCTGGATATGCACAAATAAGTTTAGCAAAGGTTTGTGCTCATTACGGTAAAAAAGCAGTTTTGTTTATGGCAAAAAGAAATAAACAAAATTTCCACCCTTACCAGTTGAAAGCACTTCAGTATGGTGCTATAATAAACATGGTAGAAAATGGTATGCTAACAGTAACAGAAAAAAGAGCAAGAGATTATGTAGATGAAGATACTTCCACTAGAAAATTGTTTCCTATTGGATTTTTTGACATAAAAGTTTTATACTCAATTCGTGATGTAGCTTTATCTTTACCGATTAAACCAACTGAAGTTTGGACTGTTGGTTCCAGTGGAGCACTAACACGCGGACTACAACTTGCTTGGCCTGATGCTGAATTTAATTGCGTATCGGTTGGTCATAAAATGGGACAGAAGGAACTTGGTCGTGCGAAGATGTATAAGTGTGAGATTCCTTTCGATAAGTCGGTTAGCCCCGAAGATGCACCTCCATTTCCTTCTGTCCCAACATATGATGCTAAAGCGTGGAAATTTATAAAACAATATGCTAAGCCTGGTGCATTGTTTTGGAATGTTGGTGCGTAGATGAATAATTTTTACGAAAAAAATGAATACATTTTAAATTCTAAAATCAATGTCTTCTTTGAAGACATTGTTGCTATGACTGATGCTCAATTTGAGTCATGGGTTGTTGAGATGCGAAAAGAAATTCTTTTTGCATGGAATACCTATGGTTGTCCTCCTAGAATTGGCAAAAATAAAAATGAAATAATTGATGAATTTAATAAATTAGAATCTTATCCTGTTCATACATTTGAAAATGTCGATGAACTAACTGGAAATTCTGATGTTATTATCAATAAATCAAGAATTGGTTCTGAAGTTGACCAGTGGTTTCATACAATGTATAAAACTAGAATCAATTATAGTGAAAATGATACTGGTTATTCAATTTATGATTTATTTGCCGATGATAAGTATCTTCCTAGAATGATAAAAGGAACTCGTCGTCATATTCGACGGGATTCCTTTTTTAATTATGCATGTTCGGCTATTAAAAATGATTCCAAATATGCATTAATATCTGTTGAAACTGGAAATGAATGGATGGAAACTTATTTCAAGAATCCTTCTATATTTCAAGGATATGATTTTATTTTAGACCAACAAGATGATGAAGATGGTTTGAATACTGGTTATTTTCAATTAGATAAGTCTAAAATTTTAACACTAACAAAAGATGAATTTTTAAAATGGAAACCAAAACTAGAGTATAGACATTATTCTACTTTTGATTCTGAAAATATCCCTGACGATAAAGTGTATCGGATAAGGGTATATAAAAAAGGAATTAAGATATTTCCTAAATGTTTTCCAACTTTTAGGATTGGATATATCCAGCCTGCCGTTAATTTTCCACCTCTAACTGCAAAGTATCTTTATGAAAAATTTACTAATCACATTACTTTCACTTCTACTATTAACATTTACGACCCTTCTGCTGGTTGGGGCGGGCGTATTCTTGGAGCTATGTCTGTTAGCGATGACCGAACGATACACTATATCGGAACAGACCCAAATTTGGATAATTTTCCCAACACATTATCTGATAATGGTAAGTACGGTGCTGTTGCTGATTTTTACAACACCGAAACTTATAGAGGCAATTCGTTTTTCTCCGTAACTAATACATACGAATTGTTTAAACATGGTTCTGAAGTAATCCATACTGATAAAAATTTTCAAAAATACAAAGGTAAATTGGATATGATATTTACTTCACCTCCGTATTTTAATAGAGAGGCATATTCCGAATTACCGACACAATCTTATAAAAAGTTTAATCAATATCAAGATTGGGTTGATGGATTTTTGCGGCCTACTTTAACTACCTGTGTAGAATATCTTAAATCAAATAGATATTTGTTATGGAACATTGCTGATATCCAAATCGGTGGTAACTACTTGACACTGGAAGAAGATTCTCGTAAAATACTTGAAAGTTTGGGTATGAAATATATTCAAACTTTAAAGATGGCTATGGAAGGAATGCCTGGTCAAAATAGATTAGATGAAAATGGCATCCCTAAATGTAAAAATTATTGTAAAGTTGACGGTGTATATCTAAAATATGAACCTGTTTATGTTTACTATAAACCCTAAAATGTCAAAGAAAAAATATCAAATTCAAGAACCCACCCCAAAGAATACTTTGGATTCAAAAGATTATGAATCTGAGGTTTATTCTGTTTATGGTGCTTATAAATCAATAAGTGGAAACCGTGAACACAAAAAATGGATTCTTGATTATGTTAAAACTTTAAATAAAGATTCTAATTTATATTCACGCGGAAAAATAAAAGACTATTCACCTTACGGTATTTGGGCTAGATTACTAGTTCGTGGTATTTCTATACCAGAAAAAGAAAAACAAGAACTTGACAATCTTTTAAAAAGATTAGAAGATAGAAATAGAGAATACATAGAATCTAGGCAAAATGCCATTATTGAAAGAAATAAAAATTATGAAATTCAGATGCAAGAAGTTTTGACATCTGTTAATGTTAATTTTGATAAATTATTTGAACACATTACAAAAAAACGAAGAAATCAATTTGATATTAATTTGTTTTCTAAGATTGATGTACCAAATAATTTGTATTCTATTGTTATTGAGCATATTAATAATAAACTAACGGAAATGTATCTCGCCAGGGATAATAAAGATGAACAATTATCCGAGGCTTATTCATTTCTAACAAAAAATCAACTCAAAAACTATATTTCTCAATTGGAGAAAATTCTTGAATATTTTAACAGCAAAATTACTATAACTAAAACAACAAGAAAACCAAGAAAGAAAAAAGAAAAAACAGCAGAACAATTAGTAAA